GGCACGGACACCCGCACGCAAGCGGAGCGCGCCCTTGAAGACCTGCGCGCCGCCTATGCGACGTTCGACGGGACGCGCAGCGAGTACACCATCGCAGGTCGTACAGTGAAGTTCGCGCAGCGGTCGGAGATCATTGCGCAGATGAGCTACTGGGCAACGCAGGTGAAGCGCGAGCGCCGGTCCGCCGCGCTGTCCGCTGGTCTGCCCGATCCATCCATCCTGTATCTGCGGGGTAGCTGATGTTCGAAGCCATCGCCAAGCGGATATCCAAGATGTTCGGCGGCACGCGGCAGCCTGTATCGCAGCGCATCGTCGTCGGCGGCGGGGTGCAGCGTTACGCGGCCGGCACCAAGACGCGCTTGCGCGGCGGATGGTCTACGCCGAACTCGTCCGCGAACGCCATGTTGGACGCCAACCTGAAGCAGATGCGCAACAGTTCCCGCGCGCTGATGCGGGACTCCAGCTACGCCAAGCGCGCGGCGATGATCGTCGTCAACAACGTCATCGGCACCGGCATCGGCATCCAAGCCAACATCCGCAGCACGCGTAACGAACTGCGGACATCGGTAAACGACGCCATCGAGGCCGCGTGGGCTCAGTGGTGCATGCCGGCGAATTGCAGCGTCGGCGGCGAACTGCACTTCTACGATCTCGAGCGGCTGGCGCTGCGGCAGGTCGTTGACGCGGGCGAGGTGTTCATCAAGGTTCACTTGCGGGCCTTGGGCGACAGCGCCGTGCCGATGTCGCTTGAGATCATCGAGGCCGAACGGATCGCGGACGAATACGTCCGGTCCGCCGACGTGTCCGCCGGCAACATCGTCGTCATGGGCATCGAGGTTGACCAGTACCACCGGCCGCAGGCTTACTGGGTGCGCGACTATCACCCCGGCGACCATCGGCTACTGGCAGGCAAGATAGACCAGACGCGGCGCGAACCCGCGTCAATCATGTTCCACATGCGGATTTTCACGCGCTACCCGCAGACGCGCGGGGAGCCGTGGCTGCATACCGCCATCAACAAGCTGCACGACATGGACGAATATACGTCGTCCGAAGTCACCGCCGCGGCCATGAGCGCCAAGATTTTCGGCAGCATCAGCAAGAGCCCCGACATGGACCCTGACATTGACGGGCCGTCGGGCGCAACCACTGAGGCGGACGGCAGCAAGTCGTTCAACATCGAGTCGGGGGTCATGTACGACCTGGACCCAGGCGAGTCCATGAACCTGCACGCGCCGAACCGGCCGAACTCCGCGCTCGATCCGTTCCTGCGGTACATGGTCCGCGAAGTTGCGACAGGGGTCGGCGTGTCCTACGCCAGCCTATCCGGCGACTACTCGCAGACGAACTACAGTTCAAGCCGTCTTGCCTTGCTAGATGACCGCGACTGCTGGAAGGTCCTGCAGCAGTGGTGGATTCGCACGTTCCGCCAGCGGCTTCATTCCATCTTCATCCGCCAGGCCGTCTACTCGCGCGGCATCGGCGCGGTATCGGTCGCGGAGTACATCGCTGACCCGATGAAGTTCGAATCTGTCCGCTGGAAGCTTCGCGGCTGGAGCTGGATTGACCCGGCCAAGGAAGTCGCGGCATACAAGGAAGCGGTTCGGGCTGGCTTCACGACTATCACGAAGGTGATTGACCAGACCGCGGACGGCAGCGACCTTGAGGACATCATCGAGCAGCGCCGGGCGGAACTTGATGCCTTGGAAGCCGCGGATATCCCTGTGGATACAACGCCGACGGAAGCCGTTGAGCCTGTTCCGGTTGAGCCGACGGCACAGCCGGACACTGAAGATGACGCCGAGGACAACGCCGAGGATGACACCGAGGAAGAACAGCAACCCGCGGCGCGCGTAGTCGCGCTAAGGAAGTGACATGGAACAAATCAAGGTAGGCAACCTTCTGCGCGACGCCAGTGCGCCGCAAATCAGCGTCCGCAAGTCGGAGAATCGTTCTTCTATCAGCTTCTCCGCGAGCAGCGAGGAACCGTACGACCGCTGGTTCGGCACGGAGATTCTTTCGCACAAAAAGGGCGCGCTGCGTATGGAGCGGTTCGAGCGCGGCGCAGTCCCGCTGCTGTTCAATCACAACTGGGACGATCCCGTCGGCATGGTCAAGTCCGTGTCGTTGCGCGATAATCGGCTGTATGTAGACGAAGCCGAGATGTTTACCACGCCGCGAGCGCAAGAGGTTGAGCGGATGGTGGACGAAGGCTTGCGCAATGTCAGCGTCGGGTATCAGATTCACGAATTCACCGAGGACGAGAAAGCCAACACGTTCACGGCCACTGACTGGGAAGTTCTGGAAGTTTCCATCGTCACCGTCCCCGCCGATTCAAGCATCGGCATTGGCCGCAGTGCAGACAAGTCAGAGCGCGACGTAGTCGTGCGCAAGGTTTCGTCAACCGCGGCCCCCGCCGCTACTATGGAGGTTAGCCACATGGCAACCGAGCAGAACGCCGCCGCGGGCGCAGTCGCGGATGTGCAAGTGATCGACAACGGCGCGCAGGAACGTCTGCGCATCAAGACCCTGACCGGCCTTGGCAAGCGTCACGGGGTTCCGGATGCCGAGGTGGAAAGCTGGATCGACTCCGGCATGAGCGAAGAAGGCGCGGCCCTCAAGTGCCTCGACGTGATCGCCACCCGCGCGAAGTCGCAGCAGAAGAATCAGGCCAGCCACGTCGGCCTGACCGACAGCGAGACGAAGAACTACTCGCTTGTCCGCGCCATCCATGCCGTGATCCACAAGGACTGGACGAAGGCCGGCTTCGAGGCCGAAGTCAGCAAGGCCATTGCGCAGCGCATGGGCAAGAACCTGTCCGAGCACAGCGTCATGATCCCGCTGGAAGTCCAGCAGCGCGTGTTGCAGGTCGGCACCGCGGCGCAGGGCGGCAACTTGGTCGGCACCGACTACCGCGGCGCGTCGTTCATCGACATCCTGCGGAATCGTTCGGTCGCTTTCCGCGCTGGCGCACGTCCGCTGCCGGGCCTGATGGGGCCGGTTGCCATTCCCCGCAAGACCGCCGCCGCCGCTGTCGGGTGGGTCGGCGAAGTCGGCACGGCGACCGTCAACGAAATGACCATTGGTCAGCTCACGATGGTTCCGCGTCACATCGCCGGCTATCAGGAGTTCTCGCGCCAGTTGATGATGCAGGCTTCGCCGGAAATCGAGTCGCTCATCACGACCGATCTGGCGGACGGCATCGCTGTTGGCCTTGACGCCGCCGTCATCAGCGGCACGGGTGCCAACACCCCGACCGGCATTCGCTTCACCTCTGGTCTAGGCACCGCCAACCCGACCGCCGGCACCGCCACGGTCTACGCGGACATGATCCGCTTCCAGTCCACGGTGGCATCGGCGAACGCAATGTTCGCCAACTTCGCATACCTGACGACGCCGACTGTCGCCGCGATCCTGATGGGCAAGCCCAGGTTCACGAACTCGGACACGCCGATCTGGGAAGGCGGCATTCTGGACGGCCGCTGCGTTGGCATGCCGGCCATGTCATCCCTGCAACTCGGCACCGGCACGGTTCTCGCCGGCGACTTCTCGCAGGTCTTGGTCGGCGAGTGGGGCGGTCTTGAGGTCGAAGTCAACCCGTACGCGAACTTCCAGAGCGGCATCGTGGGCGTCCGCGCCTTCTACACCGCCGACGTGGGCGTCCGCTACGCGGGTGCCTTCGCGGTTGGCACTGGCATCACCGGCTAACCGTCATGGCGCTCACCACTACCGCAGATAACGGACTGGTTCGCGCCGTGGCCCTGGTCGGGTTCTATCGGGACGGAAATCTCGTGGAACCCGGCCAGGTCTTGACGCTGCCGCGGCAGGACTTCGGTTTGCACAAGATGTACCGGCAAGTTGATTACGCGCCTCAAGAGGATTCCGAGGCGTTCGTGCAACCCAAGCGCAAGACGAAGTAGCAACAATCACGCAGGGCTAGGTCGCAGCTTGCTACTGCGGCCGAAAAGCGGACCTCCCGCCCGCCTGCCCTGCTCCTCTGCGGGAATCTGAAGGGAGCAGATATGGTCTGGAAAAGCACCGCCCCGCAAGGCAACGAATCCGCCAAGGTCCGCTTGGACTTGGTGCCGTACATGCACGGCCGCATTCTCGATGTGGGCTGCGGACCCGACAAGGTATTCCCCGCGGCCATCGGCGTTGACAACAACAAGGACGAGCGACTGTTCGGCATAACCGCGCGGCCGAACCTGCTGGCGGACTGCGCGAAGCTGGATCTGTTCAGCGATGCGTCGTTCGATACCGTGTTCAGCTCGCACCTGCTTGAGCATATCGACGACTACCGCGCCGCGCTCGCATCTTGGTGGCGCGTCGTGAAACCCGGCGGCTACCTAGTCCTGTACCTGCCGCACGCGGACCACTACCCGAACATCGGCGCACCTGGGGCGAACCCGGACCACAAGCACGACTTCAGGAACGGCGACATCGCTTACGCGATGAACGCGGACGCCGCGGACACCTTCGATCTGATTGTGGACGAAGTGCGGGCCGGCGGCGACGAGTACAGCTTTCTGCAGGTGTACCGAAAAAGGGACGGCAAGCCGTTCCGCGCGCCACCG